AGGAAAGTTGCAGAATTCCATTGGAATCAGGAAAAACAATTGGGACCTCATCATGGCCAGTTATATCAAGGCCATCAATAAGGGTACAAAGATCACCAGCAGTTACGCCTTTATATGCAATCGTAATAGAAAAGACATAACCCTCGCAACCCTTGATCAGAGCGTCGGCGGTTTTGATTCCGCTTTCGAATAATCCTTGGATTCTTGGCATCATATCCTCCTATTAACCTATTGACTCAGAACTCGACGACGAGCTTGAGCTGGAACTACTAGATGAACTTGAACTGCTTGAACTACTGCTCGACGAACTTAAGCTACTCGATGAAGATGAGGAGCTAGACGAAGAACTCGACGAACTAGAAGAGCTGCTGCTTGATGAACTCGACGAAAAACTAGAACTCGACGAGGAGCTGCTTGACGAGCTTGAGCTCTCACTGCTACTCGAGGACGACGAGCTTGATAAACTTGAACTAGAGCTCGATTGGCTGCTGCTTGACGACGAAGAACTAGACAAGCTACTTGATGAACTAGAACTCGACGAGGAGCTAAGGCTCGATGAACTCGACGACGAGCTGCTCGAAGACAAGCTCGAACTGCTTGATGAGCTTGAGCTGGATGAGCTGCTCGAGGACGATGAGCTAAGACTCGAGCTCGACGATGAACTTGAACTGCTTGAACTACTGCTTGACATTGACGAACTCGAAGATGAACTAGAGCTAGATGAAGATGATGAACTCGAGCTCGACGAAGAACTCCCGATCACATCTCCTAAGCCCAAAGTACTCCGATAATCCACATCGCTCAAAGTCGCATCCACATCACAAGCACTTAACACACGATTCCACCTATCCACAAAATCATCCAAAAACGCAACAATCTCATCCTGCCATTCCCCTAACCTTTTAATCCGGGCATTAGAGACATCGATTAAATGCTCTGTGGTCCCAAATTTCTCAGTTGTGAAAATGGTAGTACCATCAACATCTCCGGATGCCGCCAGCAAATCCAGAACCGCGTTAAGATTGGTCCGGAGCGCTTTAAGCAAATCATTGACCTTGCCTTGCGGCATGGCCAAATATTGAATATCTTTTCCGTAGGTATTTCCGATTGATGGAGAAGTTATTTTGTAGGAAGTGGCGATCGTGGTAGAACCGGTATCGATGTTTAGCTTATCGATAAACGCGGCAAGGTTAATTACCAGAGCATAAAGAACATCGAAAATGCCTTTCTGATAATAACCACGATTCATTATCCTTTCTAAATTACCCACTTTTAACCTCCGTTAATTTTGGGAAGGCCGGGCAAGATGCCCTGGCCCTCCCTCATTTTAATAACTTAGGCGGTACTCGCTGCCGCTGATGCGCAATACATCGTTACCACACCATAGTCAACTGAATTAAACAATGGCTTGATAACTCCGAAGATCGCGCCGCAAGCAATACCCCATTGGTTGCCATAGTCAAAGGACTTCTCTGTCCAATTAACATTGGCTCCCCAGGCTATGATACCAGCCTGCTGGCCGCAGAGGATATTTCTTGATACATACGAGCTGGATCCATCATTTGCACGATAAACATACTCATGCTCATGAATGATAATTCCGTTATAATTGGCAACTGCGCCAGAGAATATCGGATTATCGTTACCGCGTACACCGGCCTCACGAACTGCCTGATTGTACACCGGATCCTGCTTGAGGTTAGTTACATCGTACGGATGCAAAAACGCGATGTAATATTCCTTACCATCAACTCTAATCGGGCGGATTTTCGGGCTGGCCAGGATAGCGATCTGCTTAGCCTTGTCCAGGACCTTAGTATCCATCTTCATTGCGCTGGTAAGATTGGCGATCGCACTCTCTCCGCCGGCATACACTAAACGAGTCGATGCCGCAATCGTCGGAGTATTGGCGAAAGTCGAGGATGCCTTGCCGCAGAGTTTATCGAAGATCTCTTTTTCGATTTTCTCCGCGAACCAATCGGCCAAGCGATTCTTGGCTGAGGTCCTCATATTGTACGCGTTTTTCTTCTCATCCATTTTACCGGTAAGGACAACCGCGTTTCTTAACTGATCGATGGCGATATCTTCATCGTAATCGGTCATTGCCTCTTCGGAACCTTCCAGGGTGCTATCTCCGGAAATTCCGTCATTAGATAACTTCATCCCGAGGCCAAAGCTGATATTGCTACCAGCCTCTTTTTTTAGATCCTCTAATTCCTGGATCATGGACTGCTCGCTGGTCCCTATAAAACGATTCATATAGAGATTGTCGCGAACATCCGCAAAGAGCTGCTTGCGCCATAAGGCTGGCTGCAAAGCCGCGTTAGATGCTGATGCTCCCATTGGTGAATCCTCCTAATTTATCCGTACAGCTGGAGATAACGCTCCCTAACTTTCTTAGGAAGTTTAGAGAACTCTCGATCGCTCATTTTCGCAATCTGCTCGATGGTTAGATCGGTCCCCTCAATTTTATCTTTACCTTCCGCGTGTCCGGAGGTTTTTGGTTTAGTTTCGTTACCCTCTAACTTCTCTTGTGCCGCAAGTGCAACTTTCTCCTTTTCTATTTCCTCAGGAGTTTTGGTTTTTGCTGCCGGTGCCTCTTCCTTCTTTTCGGAGCTTTTTGCTTTCCTGGCTTTGACCCTCACCTGGGCCGCAGGAAAGAGCTTGGCGAACTCCGGATCCGCCTTAATTAGCTCATAAGTTTTCATTGCTGGATCTTCGCCCCTAATCAGGGCATCGACTACCTGCTTTTGGTAATCGGGATTTGTCTTAATAATTTCCTCAGTCAACTCCAACACTTCGGAATAATCGGCATGAGCTGCCGCGGCTTTTTCATCGCATTGTTTCAAATAACTTCTGACAAAAGGTACATTGAGAATAGATCCGCCCGGTGCCATTGTCTTCTGGCGATTCTCAAGAGCTTTCTTTCTTAATTCCCTAAGGTCCGCGATAGTAATAAAATCAGTCGCCTCCCGGTCCTTAAGAGGATCCTCTTCTTCTACCGGAGGCTTGCCATCTTTGCCTTCTGCTGGCTTGCCATCTTCCGGTAATTTGCCATCCTCTTAAGCTTGCTTAAGCTGAATAAAGCGGCATCGCGCTCTGCCTCGGCATCCTGCCTGGCCTTGCGATCCCGGCGCATCTGGTAATAGTAAGCCTTCTCTCTCTTGGTATATTTTTCCAGATCCGCCTCAGTTACATCCTTCTCCTCTTTTTGCAGGAGCTGCTCGACCCGGTAAAAAGGATCGTTCTCATCAATCTCTTCTTCCTTCTTTTTCTCGGCGGCCAAGATATCTGCCTCCGGTGCATCTTCCGGAAGGCCGGCTGCTTTGGCCCTGCCCTGGAGTAATTCCTGGGCCTTCTTTAGATCCTCGGCTTTCTTGTTTTCTGCCGCGATATCTGCCTCGCTCTTGCCTTCATCCTTCAAGGGATCCTTGCCATCCTCGACTTTCTCCTCAGTCTCCAAAGAAGGATTGCCCTGGAACTCCGCAGGAGCCTTTTGATCGGACATAAGGAAAGTCTCTTCCGCCGCAGTCAACTCCTCACCCTTGTCGATTTTAGCCTCTAATACTTTAATATCCACTTTCTCCTCAACCTTTTTCTCTGCCATGTTTCCTCCCCTTACAATTTAGCTCTTCGGCATTTATTAGGCTGCCGGTTTGCCCTGCGCGCCAGTCTTGGCCGCGATTAAATCTTGCATCCACTTACGAACTCTCCCCTGGACCTCTTCGGAGTTTGACAGATCCATATATTCAATCAACAGATCCGGAGGAATCTGGACCCCGGCCTTAGATGCCTCGATCAATTCCTGGAAGGTTTCAAAACGGATGGATGTATTCTGATCCGCCTCAGTTACCAGGACATCGTATTTATTATCTTTAATCATGGTAAGATACCCGGCAATCATCCCCGGAGTAAGCTTATTCTTTTCCATGTACTGCGGCCCCAGGATCTTCATAAACTTCTTTTCATCAAAAACCATCGGCATCATCTCCAGGATAAACTTCCCGATGATCTCTTTGGTATAGCGGTAAT